ACCGTGCCACCCTGCCAGCGTTCCATCTGGCCGACATCGAACCACATTGCAGTCTCAGGCTCGGGAGCCATGCGGACGGCTTTCTGGATCAGCGGGGTCATACCGGCCCCTCCACACTCGCCCACCACTTTGGATGCAGCCGCTGGCCCAAGTCATCGAACCAGATGTCCTCCGGAGGCTCATCCCTGCTGGCCTCCTGCTCCATGCTGGCGAACTCCATCGAGCCGTCCGACAGAATAACCAGCACCCGCTCGCCGTAGGCCGGGTGGCGCACATGCGCCTTGTTCCAGATGATCAGTTCATTTGTCATCGCGCAGCACCATCTGAAGTTGACGGGCCTGCCAGAGCAGTTCATCGGCCAGCGCACGCGCACCTTCGATGTCGCGGGCGTTGAGACGGTCTGTGATGGATCGCTGCACCTGAGCAACGCGAATCAGGATTTCAGAATGGTCAAGCATCTCGGCTTCTCTATTTGTCAATGTTCCGTTGCCGGTCAAGTTGGCTTCGTTCTTTGAGGTTGATCTGGCTGATGATCTGTTCAAACTCTCGGCACTGGCGGCAGGCACCGCATTTCTTCGCGCAGCGTTTGTAAATCGTTGCTGCCCAATTTGTTGTTGGTTCCATCAAGCGTTTTTTTAAGTTGTTCGATTGCTTCGTAAAGTTCTTTCGTGTCGATGCCGCCGGTCATCTCGCCCAGCCACGCATCAACAACTTGCCTCGCGGCCCGCTCAAGGGCGCTCATCGTTGCCTCGCATCACCGCAGTAATGCATGCACCCATGAGGAACCCAAACAAGTAGGCCAGCAGCAAGTAAACAAACCATTCAAGATTCATTTCTTCAATACCTCCAAGTTCTTCATCGCCTTCTTTGCAGCAGCACGATGATTGCGTTCGGCGGGTGTCGATTCGCGCACCTGAAGGTCATCCGGGTGCGTGCTGATTGAGTCAAGAAAATCGCCCGTGCTAAACGTCTCGCCGCCGCTGACGACACTGATGGAAAACTCATTCTTAGTCTTGATGACTTGAGGAATGAGCGAGCCATTGGTGTCATGCAACTCGCGTGATGTGAAGTGAGGCCCGTACTCGCGGATTGACTCGGGGCCATTCACAAAATGCTCGCCAGACTCCCGATGCCTGTACGCGACCCAGTTCTCGCCGCCGTCTTGCGGGTCTGCGTATGGAACCAAGTCAGGAATCATCAAGTGGTCGCTGCACCCGGCGCGTTGCTCATGCTCGGCCAGCAGTGAACTCTTGACCGCGCAGCGCCACTGAGCGTCATGCACAGGCGATGCATGGCAACAGGTACGACAGTTCGCCTCTGCCGCCTGCCCGCCGTGACAGTGATTCCAAAAGGGGCAATACTTGCACTCAAAATGATCCTTGTCGGTGCTGATTCGCCACGGTGGTGTGGTTGCCTCAATGAGTCTCTCAGCGCGAGCCATAAGCCTCGCAAACTCATCCGCATCGAAATGCACCCACTCGCAGTAAAGGTCATCGGTGTCTTTGTTGACGGCGGCGTACAGGGCGCGGTCGATTTCCATCAGGCCCATGTAGATTTGCATCTGGGCGTGATGCTGCGGCTTGGAATCTTTGACGCGCTTCTTCACAAGGTCATTGAATGACTTGTTGTTGTGCGTCTTGAACTCCAGCACCGCAGCCGATTTCGGGCCTTCAGGCAGACCCTTTGCAACCCCGTCGAGCGAGCCTGCGAAGTGCCCATTAAACGACTTGATGCGCCACTGCATGCCCGTCTCGGGATCAGTCTCCCAGACGGTCGCGCCAATCGCCCGAATCTCAGCGACAAGGCGCGACTCTTCCCGCGACCCGGTGTCGAACATCCGCAGCAGGCGACCGGGGAAGTTGGGCTTGAGCGCCCACCGCCAAGTGAGCCAGATGTATCGGTCGCACTTGTGGCCGATGATGCTGGCACCCATGTGTGGCCGATGCTCCTGCGGCTTCGCGTCATACCACTTCACGATGGCCGCGCTGGTGCTGTGCTGAGACTCAGGGATTGCGGCCATGGTCAGCCCCAAGGACGCTTGGTTGCAGCCGGGGCGGCGGGCTTGACGGCAGGCTTAGGCGCGGACTTCATCGCGGGCGCATAGCCCCAGATGACGTTGCGCGTGTCGTCTTTCTTGTCGATGCCGATTTCAGCGATGAACGGGATGTCATGCAGTTCGTCGGAATCCTCGACTTCATCAAGACCCAGCGCCACGCACAGGCGTGCGAGTTGCTCCTGCGCGATCTTGACGGTCTGCTGCGACGGGTTGTCGAGGTTCAGACGCTCCCAGTGCCTGCGGCCAGACGCAGAGCCGCTGACAACCTGCATCTCCAACTCAAGGAAGTGCCCGGTGCCCGCCTTGGTGGGCTTGGAGGCCGACCGGGTGATGATCATTTCGTACTCGCCCGCAGGCAGCGGGCCGTATGCGCCAGACGGGCGCTCGGACAGTTGAATGACGGATGCTTTGAAGATCAGTTGAGCCATGATGATTCCAAGTTCAGGATTGTGATGCGGCGAGCGCCGCTGCGAATGACTCCCAGTCGAGAGCCATGTTCTTCAGGCCAAACCGATTGCCGCCCATGTGCGCGGGGTGCGGTTCAACATGCAGAATGCGTTGCCCCGTAGTGCGGGCCTTAGTCTCTTTCGTGCCATACCCGGCATCGGATTCGACCGTGGTGATTTTGTAGTTCGCCCAGCCGATGATGTCGGCCCACTCCATCACCAACGCCGCAGCGCGGTCATGCAGTTTCAGGACGTACTGGTCATAACCGTCATGCAAGGGCGATTCAAACCGCTTGATCTTGTCGTGCGCGATCAGGATGACCCCCATGTTCCGTTTCGCACGCAGAGCCTCAAGGCCGTTGAGCAGGTTGCGCCACTCTTCAGCGGCGGCAATGTAGCCTTTCCCGTAGCCTGCCGCCTCGATGCTGGCCCACTTGTTTGCCGCGCATACATGCTGATGCACCAGCGGCTCAAGCCAGTCGAGTGAGTCGATGAAAACAGATTGGTAGTCATGCTCTTCATTGAGCAGGGTGTCGATGGCCGCGTACACATCATCAAGCGATGTCGCCAACGGGAACGCTGCCGCATCGACGGCGTCCGCGCCATCCTCAGTCAAGATGCCAATGCTGTTTGGCGCGAGGCTGGCGAAGGTTGTCTTACCAATCTTGCCGGGGCCAGCGATGACGATTTTGGGCGCCCGCAGGCGCTTGGTGCGTCGGATGGATGAGAGATCAAATGCCATTGTCGTTGTCCTGTCGTGGTGTGGAAATCGCATTGCTGCGGGCTTGAATGCGGGCCAGCAGACGCGCCTTGCGGAACGTGCGCCGGATGTCGGTCTTGTGTGAAGGCGTGTACTTGAATCGCGGGTCTAGGATTGACCGAGTGACTGTGTTGCTCATGATGACCTCAGAAGGGCGCGGGGATGAAGGGCGGCTCAGGGGGCGTGTAACGCTTGAGCCTCCTGACCGGGATGCGAACTGCCTTGGGGAAAGGCCAGCCGTCAGGGCCAGCAAACCGGACGACGGCGATGGGGCCGTCGATCTCGACCACGATGCCCGCAGGCTCATAGTCTGGATGCTGGACTTGATCGCCAGCCTTCACAGTAGCGACTCCAGCATGCTGCACACGGCAGCGATGCAGAAGGTGGCGAGGGTCAGGAGGATCGCGGCCTCCTTGATAAGTTGGGCGTAGGTCATGGTTCGAGTTCCGGGTCAGGCTTGACGAATCTGATCGTGCAACGACTTGATCCGGGCATTCAACTGATCCTGCTTGTCGATGTAACTCCGGCGAATGTATGCAGTGCCGCAATCGAACGTAAGGCCAAGTTTCTGGGCCTCAGTCAGCAGTGCTACCAACTCGGTGTAACTGGGTAGTCCGGCGTCTTGGGTGTGCGCGTCTGCGTTGGCGATTGCGTTGGCGATTGCGTTCATGTTCAAGTTCTCCGTTCGGGTTCAGTGGGCGGCGTTCAGTGATGCCGTGAAAAGATAGTCTCACAGTGATGAGAACGGCGCAACATGAGAATGGCGCAACATTCCACAATTCACAAACTGTTCACAGTGGCCTGATCAGAAGGTGCCTGAACCACTCGGTGTTCATTGTTTCCTGACACGACACAGTTGCAGAGGGCGCGACAATAGGATAGGTTGGTTGATGCGTCAACCTCAACAAGTGATCAAAATCATGCCTGCTGCAACAATCCACATGCTCGACCCTGCCCACACCCTCATTGAAGCCTTGGGGGGCCGCACGTTCGTCGCAGAACAACTCGACATTGACCGCTCGACCATCTCGCGCTGGTGCCAGCCTCATCCCACGGGCACTGATGGGCAAATCCCAGTGCGTTATTGGAAAGCCATCATGGCGCTGGGTCGCCAGTCGGGCGTGGAGATCACGCTCTCCGACTTGTCTGGAATCAAGCCGTGAATGCGGCGGTTTCTGCGATGACGAACTCCGATTTTCTGGCCGAGGTGTACGGGCCGCTGGAAGCCGGGCGGCACGGCTGGGTTTGCTCATTTCGCGCTGATCCATCTGACCCGCCTCCATCAGTTTGGGCAGGGCGATTGTTTAAAGGGCTGCCCGCTCAGGCGGCGCTGATCGACCGCGCGACGAGCGAAAACAACTACTTCTGCACTGCGGTTCTGCGTGCGACTTCTGACGGCGAGATCGTCAGGCGCAAGGATGCGTTTGACCGGCTGGCGGTGCTGGTGGTCGATGATGTGCAGCCGGGTGACGTTGCGGGTTTTTCGTATGCCATTCAGACTAGCCCCGGAAAATTTCAGGTCGGCATCTTCCTCGACCCGGACGACGTTGATACACAAAATAAGCACCTGATTGACCGCGTAATGGCCGCGCTGAGTGTGCGCGGCAGGACGAATGACGGGTCGGGAAACGGGGCAGTGCGCTACGTTCGCCTGCCCGTGGGCGTCAACACCAAGCCGCGTCCCGCTGGCGAGTGGACGGTGCGCCTTGAGCAGTGGTCGCCTAGCACGCGCTGGAGCCTCGACGACGCCTGCGAGGCAGTCGGCATCCAACTCGATGCGCTGAGAGCCACAGCAAGCCTTCCTGCGCCCTCTGGTGGCACTGGCGGAAATGGTGCTGGCGTGAACGCGGGTGAGATGATCGCGGGCCTCACAGCGCCTGTTGGCGAGCGCGTGTATCACGACTCAATCACGCGCCTTGCGGCGTCGCTGGTCAGCAACGGAATGTTTGCTGGTGCCGCTGTTGAGTTCCTGCGCGACCTCATGCGGCAGGTGCGCCCTGCTGGGCCTGAAGAAGAGATCAGGCGTTGGCAGTCCCGCTACGACGAGATCGAACGCGCAGTGCGGTCGGCTGAGAAGTACGCGCCCGACAATCGCAAGCCGCCACAGATCACGGTTAACCTCGGGCTGGCAGGCTCAGAATCTGAGCCTGTTGGTGATGGTGACAATGCCCCTGCATCTGACCTTGTGCCGCTCGACTGGCGGGCCTTGCAGGAGGTCGATGTCGAGCCGCCAACGTGGCGCATCGAGAACTGGTTGCCCGCGGGCACGACGACGCTTCTGGCCGCGAATGGCGGGGTGGGCAAGTCCAACCTGTCGCTGCAACTGGCGGTCTGCATGGCGTTCGGATATCCGTGCGTGGGCATGCAGACGACACAGTGCCGGGTGCTGGTTCTGAGTGGCGAGGATGAGGCCCGCACGGTTCACTTCCGTGTGGCAAACATCTGCGCCGATCTCAAGGTGGACATGGCCGCGCTGGCCGACCGCGTCATCGTGTATGACCTGACGCGCAGCGACTGTGTCCTGTGGCGCGATGGCGGCGTGACTGCGAGGATGCAGTGGCTCGCTGATGTCGTGGTCAAGACGCGGGCCGATGTCGTCGTGATCGACAACGCCTCTGATGTCTTTGCTGACAACGAGAACGACAGGACGGCAGTGCC